TTACAATTTTATAATTTATTAAAAAAAAAAAAAGATAATAATTTTGAATTACTAGATAATTTTATATTATTATATGACAAATACAGAAATATTAAAATACATTTTTTTACATTAAATTTTCATCTTATTAAAATATTTAATAATAAATTTAATAATCTAAATGAATTTAAATATAAGAATCTTCTTACTAAAAATGATATTGAAAATATCAAAAATATTATAGAAACAGAAATTATGGCATATTATAATTCTTTTTTTGATATTAATTATAATAAATTATTTTTTAGAAGAATATCAGATGTAAATAATATAATAAGCCAAAATATTCATACGAATGAAATGATTGAAAGACTTTTACAACTTGTAAAAGTCTATACTTTAAAAATATTAGAAAATTTAAATATTAAAATTATTACAATAAACGATTTTTTAAGTTTAGATTATATTGATCGAGTTAATTATTTTAAAATTTTTTATGTTAAAACTAATAATTTATTTAAACTATATTTTAATTTTTATGAACAATATCATAATATTAAACATGAATTATCTGAATTAATAAAATTAGATCCTTTAAATTATATAGAAACTTTAAATGACTCGACATCAAGTTATATATTATCTGAAGATCATTTAGAAATTGATATGTCAAAATTTGATAATACTAATATTGAATTATTAAATTTAAATAATGGAGTTGAAGAATTAGAAGATTGTGAGTTAAGTTCAAGTGATGAATATGACGATAATGCTGATACACCATTTATAAAATTAGAAAATAAATTTGAATCTACAGGTGATTCAAATTCATCAAGTGAAAAATTTGGTTTTGATAATATATCTGATGAAGATAATGAAGAAAATGAAATAAATAATGAAGAAAATGAAATAAATAATGAAGAAAATGAAATAAATAATGAAGAAAATGAAATAAATGATATTTTTATAAAAAATATTATTTTATAGTTTTTTTTGGTCGAAATATTTATAATACGCATTAACCTAGAAATTAAAAACAAGATTACTTAATCCTTTACTAAATCGTAATATATTATAATTAACATAATATATTTTTACTGAAATATGATCAGTTGAATCTAATCTATTTAGAAAAATATCATTTAATTCTAATTTTAAATTTTTTCTACTTAATCGAGAGAAATTGCATGTACCAGATGGTTGAATTTTATTAGGATTTAATGAAAAACTATAAAAATTTATACCATCAGCTGGAGTATTTATATTGGTTTCGTATGATGTTATATAATTATAATAATCTCCTGTATGATTTGTTGTTCTATCAACTCCATTCATTTGAAGTTGGGCATTATTTATTGGATTACCTACATTTTTTATTAAAGTAGGATATTTATTGTTTAATGTATAACTTAAATCAGACTCAAAATTATTAAACAAATTATAATTTAATATATCTTTTTTATTTTGTATAGTCCATATATAATATTTAATTGGATGATTGAAATTTAGCTCTATATTTATATCTTTGTTTTTTATAATATCATAATCAAAATACTTAACTTGTTCAATTAAATATTCATGATTTGCTTGAGCAAATTTGCTTCTTTCATCTTGATCTAAATAAATATAATTTGCTAATAATGTAACATTATTTAATTTAATAATATTAGATATATTATTTTTATCATAATTAGTATAAATTAAATTATTAAGTTTCTCTATTTTAATTTTTAATATAATACTTTGATATCTTAATGATATTAATGGCAAACTTAAACCATAATCACGATTAAAAAAAAATTTTAATGGCACATAAATATCAAACTGAGGTTTTGATTCTTTATTATAAGTATATGATATTAATTTTCTAGAATGTAAATTATTCATATCATTTTTTTTTTGATGATTTTCAAATAATTCATTCCATATATATAACCATATTCCATATTGTCTATCTATTATATTACCACCTATATCTAATTCTACTTGGGAAATTATATTATATCCTAAATTTTTTATCCATGAAAAATCATAATTATTTTGCAATGATAAATCATAATTATTTTTTTTTTCTATATATTCATCAAAATATATTTTAGATACAGACTCTATTCTTGAAATATAACTATTTACCAATGTTTCCGATAATATTTTTTTTTCTAGATCATTAATTGTACTTATATTATTAATATTAATTAAATGATTAATAATATCAAACATATTTTGTATATCAGTACTAACTTTATTTTTAAAAGATAAATAATTACTATCAGAATTAATATAGGAATTTATAGAAGTTTGTATTGTTGAGAATGTTTCATTTAAATTAACAAGCCCTATATTAATAATTTTAATACTTTCATAAATATATTTTATAAAATTATTAAAATTTAAATAAATAGATTCTTTTTCTAACATTTCAGATTTTAATGTATTTACTATACTAGTATTATCAGTATTTTTTTCTAATTTTACATTAGGTAATGTTAATTTTAATATTAAATCTTTTAATAAATCACCATCCTTTGGAATATTACATGAAATATCTTCACCAAAATTTTTATCTCCATCAAATGTTAATTCTATAAAATCCATCGCAAAATTAGTATATCTTTTATAAATATATTTAAAAAATGTTATTTCTGGTATTCCAGTTAAAAATAAATCTTGGGCACCATATGCTACTATTTGAATTAAGCCTCCTGGCATTTAATAATAATTATATTATAATATTAAACAAAAAACAAAAAACAAAATTAAAATGTTTCTATTATTATATGAATAAAAAAAATCCAAAATTTGAATTAGATGTTTCTGAAATAATAAAAAGAGCCATAAAATATTTATTAGAAGGAGGTGCTGTAGCATTAGCTGCTAGATATATTCCATCAGATAAAATCGATATTCGGGAAGTTGCAATGATAGCTTTTACAGCTGCATGTGTTTTTGCTATATTAGACATGTACGCACCAAGTGTATCAGTTGCTGCTAGACAAGGTGCAGGTTTTGCAATTGGAAGTTCCACAGTTGGGGGATTAAAAATAAATAATTAATATATTGAATAATTACTAATTAATATTATAAAATTAATTAGTAATTATTTACCAAAATGTCCATAAACATTCGTAAGTAAAAAAAATATATTAATTGCGATAGCATAGACTGACATTTAAAATTTTAATTTTTTTGATACACTAGTATCATTTATATCATTTATATCATTTATATCATCTCTTCCTGCATTTTTATCAAAATTCAAATTATTTATTTGTAAATGTTCATATAATGGTTCTATTTGTGTTAGTATAGATTTTTTTTCATTATAATTATCAACATATTCGGCTGATGCATCAGAACATGGTATATTTACTTTATACATACTAACAAGTTGAGGAATACTTATAAATGGCATATTATTAACAATAATTATATTTATAGATTCTGAGAGTAATATATCAAAACTTTTAGGGAATATTCCATCAATTAAATTACCAGTATTATCTTTATGATTATATGTGAAGCTTCTTCCTGGAGATGTTTGTTTAAGTATATAATCATCATTAATGATTAAGCTTGGATATAGTAATTCATTTTTCTGAGTTTTTAAAATTATAAAATCTAAATCATTTGGCACAAATTTTGAATCTATACCTTGTATTATAGATAAATATTTTATTGCAGCTGATCCTGTAAAAGCCCATTTATCTTGATATTTGTCATTCATATTTTGTGTAAAACTTTCTAACACATTTTGGAATTTATCTAAATCTATTACTGGGACTGCTACCATTGGATCTACATTATTCATATTTGAACCACCATATTTTTTAGACAAACTTTGATTTTTTAAATTTGTATATATTATTTTATATCTCATATATTATAAAAATAAATAATTTTATATATTTTTAAATATATAAAATTATAGATATAATAATTACTGATTTGAAATTAGAGGAATTAGATCTAATTATAAAATTAAAAAATCAAATTATAGATTAAAAATTTACCAAATGAAAAACTAAAAGATATAGAGCTTATTTACATCATTGGAAATTTAAAATGGGACAAATCCTTTTCGTTTAAAATTTATTCCACTCCCAATATTACTTATTATTTTATATGATGGGTGTTTTTCTTTCATATATTTTATTTGTGAATAGAAAAAATTGAAAAAAAACTCCTTTGTAAAGTGTATATTAATTTTACACAGAAACCCAAAAACGCCAGCTTAAAAACGCCAGCCCAAACACCTTAATTATTACATCTAATAACTGGTATCCCGCAATACCACTCAAATTATCTCAGAAAATGTCTTATTTCCAAACCTTCTTGGATTCTAAAAATAACCGTTTGGCCACTGCTGAATTAATCAAATACGTGAAGAAACACACAAGGGATGTACAGAACATGTCGGATGATAACCTGATTCAAAATTGTGTATTGGCATGGCGGGACATGAAGCGCGATGGAATCAGTCCAGTTCTTTCAATTACGTATATGTTTGATCCCGAGTTGATAGCTAAGGGCGAAGATGAGAAAGAAAAAGCAATTGCAACCGTCATTGCACAGCATTTTGTCTTGAATACTTAGCATTTTTGTCTTGAATACTTATGAACTCCGTTTTACCTCTTGAAAAGAAAAGTCAAGATTTGAAGTTCTACAAAATTGTTCTGGTCGTATTTTTGTTTGTATCCAACTTTTGTATATATGTAGCATATTCATACAGGTAGTATATATAGTAAAAATATATTTTTATTTTTACTATATAGATGGAATATAATCCCAATCAAGGGATTTACATATTTTTTTCCAAATTCTATCTTGTTCTTTTAACTTATCCTGACTTTTTAATAAAGGAAAACATGGTAAAAAATCGTATATTTCTAATAATTCACAAAATTTATGTAATGTGTATGAATAACTCAAAAAATTCTTTCTATTTTTTGGACAAAATGTAGTAAATGGTTCTTGACATTGTTTAAACATTTGTCTAAATTTTTCTTCTACTTCCCGTGTCATTTTTGGTGGTGGAATGCCTGACACTTTATTTATAATGTGTTGAACATGTTCATAATATTTATTATATGCTAATTTTTTTAAAATTGCTCTCATTTTGTTTGGCGTTACAAATTTATCTAATAATCTTTGTTTTTTCATTTCTATTAAAATTTTATCATAAACTTCATCTGGTATATCAGTTGATTCTTTCGCTTGAAATTGAGCTAACCATTCATTAAAATGATTTATGCGTTTATAGGAATATGCACTTGCATCAGGTACAGGTTCTTTATAGTTAGGTTTATCACTATCTAAAATGATTTCTTCACAGAAGCCACATTCAGTACAAATAAGATAACCATCTGATAAATGTAATGTCATTTCTGATTTACATTCGAGATTAGAACAAAATTTTGGTTTGAATTTTTTATATTTTCCTATTTTGATTTGTTTATTGTCTGTTGCTTTCAAATAATTTTCTAGTAATTGAGCTTTATTATTAGATGATTTTTTTTTTTTTACAATTGTTGAATTATTAAAGAAATCTACTATTTCCATATGTTTTACATCTCCTTGTTTTGAATTTTGTTCATAATAAGGAAGTATATAATCTATTGTATTATTATAATACAATAATTCATCTGTTCCATCATCTATTTTATGTAATTTTTTTGTTAATAATTTATTTTCTTGTAATATATCTGCTTTATTAGAAATTATTTTTTGTGTATATTCAGTATAGGATATATTTTCATATTTTTCTAAAATTTTATTATTTTGTTCTAGTTTTTGTATAATTTGTATTTTATCATTATTTTTATTTTCGAAAATAGTAATTTTATCTTTATGTCTTCTGTCTAAAGTTGTTTTTACTTTAGTTGCTTTATTCATTTTATAACATACATACTTATTTTAAAATTTGTTTAATTATTTGTTTTAAATGAAAAAAAAATATTATAAAACGCATTTATAATCTAATTTGATTAAAAAATATATAAAATATATTTTTTAAATCATGGAATTAACTTTAGATGATATTTATAAAGTTGTTGTTTTATTAAATGCAAAATTGAATGGATGGACAATAATGGTAAATGATTATAATACCTTTTACTTACTAAGAGAAAAAAAACATTGTAAAAAAAAAAATTCTGGTATAAAAGAAATAATAAAAATATGTAAAAAACCTTTAAATTTGGAAAAGGTTTTAAATGAATTAAATAATGAGAATAAATAATGAGAATAAAACTTGATATTTTAATATTATAGTATTATAAATATGGGAGGCGGCTTAATGCAACTAGTAGCTTACGGGGCCCAAGATGTTTACTTAACTGGTAATCCCCAAATTACATTTTTTAAAATTGTATATAAAAGACACACCAATTTTGCAATTGAAGCAATCGAACAAACTGTATCAGGTAATGAACTATTTGGATCTAAATTATCTTCTACTATAGCTAGAAATGGAGATCTCATTACTAAAATGTATCTAAAATGTAATGTTACTTTATCCGGAACCGATGGTAATTTCGCATGGGTTAACAAATTAGGTCATAGTATGTTAGAAAATATAGAAATATTGATTGGAGGTAGTCGTATTGATAAACAATATAATGAATGGTTAGATGTATGGTATGAATTAGCTAGAAATACAGCACACAATAGAGGTTATGATAAAATGATAGGAAATAATAAAGATATGACTATATTATCTCCAGATACTAAATCAGCAACATTATATGTGCCATTACAATTTTTTTGTAATAAATTTAATGGATTAGCTATTCCAATAATTGCATTACAATATCATGATGTTAGAATAGACTTTAAATTAAGAGATTCTACTCAATTAATTGTTAAGGAATCCATTGCAAATGTGACAGCATCTATATCAAATATTAGTATTTTATGTAATTATGTATTCTTAGATAGTGAAGAAAGAAAAAGATTCGCTTCTAGTACACATGAATATTTAGTTGAACAAATACAAGTTTCTCAAAAGGAAAAAGTAAATTCTGAACATGCTATTTATAATCTAAATTTTAGTCATCCATGTAAATCAATATATTGGTTTATTAAAAACGGAAATTATATTACAGGTAAATCATTTTTAAGTTATGTTTCAGATTCAACATATATTTATAGATCTGGATATGCAACAGAAAATATAACATTACTTAATAATGCTACTATAAGATATGTTTTAAGTAGAATGTATTCTAATGTTGGTGTTGTAAATTTAAGTTTAAATGGAGCAGAAACTCCGATTGCCGGAAGTGAAACAATTGCAACAATATATAATCATCATTCAATTACTGCGGATTCTGCTGTAATAAAAGCAAATTACAGTAGTTTAACTGATATTAATAATAATGATAATACTGCAAATTGTTCTGCAACTGATTTATCAAATTGGGAAGTGGTTACTCCTTTATCAATAGATTTAGTTTCTACTCCTATATCAACATTATTAGATGGAATTACAAGAACTACAGATACTTCTAATAGAGGTCATGTTAATTATGATATAATTGTATATCAATGGAATAATTATGGTAAATATATAGACAATTCTTTTAATCCAATTAAATCAGCTGTTTTAAAACTTAACGGTCATGAAAGATTCTCCGAACAACCAGGATTGTTTTTTAATTATTTACAACCTTACGAAACACACAAAAGTACACCAAAAGATGGCCTGAACTTGTACAGTTTTTCTCTTAATCCTATGGAACATCAACCAAGTGGTACATGTAATTTTTCTAGAATAGATAGTTCAGTATTAGAATTATCATTTGACTCTGATATAGCATCTATTAGTGGCAATGAATTATCAATTTATGCAATGAATTATAATATTCTTCGAATTATGAGTGGTTTGGCAGGTATTGCTTATAGTAATTAAAAATATATAGTAATTTTTAAATTATTAAAAATTATTAATAAATATTAAAAAATATATAGTAATTTTTAATAATTTATTAATTTATTAATTTATAAAAATATATAGTAATTATCATTTTTGTAAAAATTATATTTTTAATAATTATCATTTTTGTAAAATTTATTTTCTACCATAATTATATATTAGAAAATGGGTGGTGGTTTAATGCAACTCGTAGCCTACGGAGCTCAAGACGTTTACCTTACAGGTAATCCTCAAATTACTTTTTTCAAGGTCGTATACAGACGACACACAAATTTCGCCTGTGAAGCCATTGAACAGACTTTCAATGGTTCACCTTCAGTAGGTAGCAAAGCTACCGTACCAGTCACCAGAAATGGTGACTTAGTAACCAAAATGTGGTTACATACCATGGCAACCGCATCAGCTGCCGGGAATGGTCCCGTGAATCTTGGATACGAATTAATTAAATCTGTTGAATTACAAATTGGTGGAACTAAAATAGATAAACATTACGGTAGATGGATGCAAATTTGGGGTGATTTATCTAGATCTGTTGATCAAGATACTAACCATGATGCTATGGTAGGAGTAACAGCACTAACAGCTGGTGATACTAATGAACTATTTGTCCCCTTACAATTTTTCTGCTGCAGAAATGATGGTTTAGCTTTACCATTAATTGCTTTACAATACCATGATGTCCGACTTGAATTTGAATTCGGTACTCCAGCAAATGTAACAATCTCAAACACTACATTATTAGTCAACTATGTATACTTAGATTCTGAAGAAAGAAAAAGATTCGCTCAAGCATCTCATGAATATTTAATTGAACAATTACAATTCACTGGTGTTGAAACTGCCGCTGTCGGAAATAACAAATTCAGACTTAACTTTAACCATCCCGTTAAAGAATTAGTCTGGGCACATGCAGCAAGTGAAAACGATGATTTAGGTGATTATGACAGGTGCTCAAATGCTTTGTTACAATTAAATGGTCATGACCGTTTCTCAGCACAAAGTGGCAAATTTTTCGAAAATGTACAGCAAAATATACATCACACTAGAGGTGGTGTTGCAGGTGTCAATGTATACTCATTCGCAATTAACCCCGAAGAACATCAACCATCTGGAACATGCAATTTCTCCAGAATTGATAACGCAACTTTATCATCAACATCTGGGGTAGCAGGCGTATGCTTCGTATATGGTGTAAACTACAATGTACTCCGAATCATGAGCGGTATGGGTGGTGTTGCATACAGTAATTAAATTTATTATTTTATATCATTTAAAATATATTTTACATAAATATATTTTAATTATTAAGAACATAAACTATATCCATTACAAAATTTGCATGTAATATTTTTTTACGTTTTTTGAATCTAAAAGTAAAAAACAGCAGCAGCTGTACATAATAATTATATATTATCAGATAGTGCTGTCGCTGGAGGCGGAGTATATGGTGTAAACTATAATGTACTCAGAATCATTATGGGTGTAAAAATGTAATATTGCATACAGTAATTAAAATATATGATAATAATTTTAATAACTAAAAAATATATAGTAATTTATATTTTTTAATTAATTATTTTTCTTACATATTACATATATAAAATATGGGAGGCGGTTTAATGCAACTCGTAGCTTATGGCGCTCAAGACGTTTATCTTACAGGAAATCCTCAAATAACTTTTTTCAAGGTTGTATATAGACGACATACAAATTTTGCATGTGAGGCGATTGAACAAACTTTCAATGGTTCACCTGAAACTGGTGGCAAAGCCAGCGTACCAATTACCAGAAACGGTGATTTAGTCACTAAAATGTGGCTTAAAACTACATTAGCAGGTTCTGCTAATTCATTAGTTGATAGAGTCGGTTTTGCTTTAATTAAATCTGTTGAATTACAAATTGGGGGAACTAAAATTGATAAACAATATGGCAGATGGATGCATATGTGGGATCAATTAACTAGACATGAAGAACATAATGATTCATATACCCAAATGATTGAACAAAATGGTACTTCTGATGCATTATATATACCATTACAATTTTTCTGCTGCAGAAATGATGGTTTAGCTTTACCATTGATTGCTTTACAATACCATGATGTCAGACTTGAATTTGAATTTGAATCTGCTGCTAATCTATCAACTGATAATATTTGCACAATGTCAAACACAACTTTACTTGTTAATTATGTATATTTAGATTCTGAGGAAAGAAAACGTTTCGCACAAGCATCTCATGAATACTTAATTGAACAATTACAATTCACTGGTGTTGAAACAGTATTAGCTGGTTTTAATAATAAAGTAAGACTTAACTTTAACCATCCTGTTAAAGAATTAGTATGGGGTGTACAAAATCAAGAGGATGAAACAAACACAAAATTTGTAAATTTTGCAGGCGACAATGATGAAAACCCAGTAAGCAAAGCTCTTTTACAATTAAATGGACATGATCGTTTCTCAGAAGAATCTGGTAAATATTTTAACTATGTTCAACCTCATTGCCATCACTCTAGAACTCCCGCTGCTGGTATTAATGTATACTCTTTTGCCCTTAGCCCAGAAGAACATCAACCATCTGGAACATGCAATTTTTCAAGAATTGATAATGCAACATTAAATGTTACATTAAATACAGACTCAGGTACATTATTATACGTATATGGTGTTAACTATAATGTTCTCCGAATTATGAGTGGCATGGGAGGTCTCGCTTACAGTAATTAAATGATATTAAATAATATGGATAATAAATAATAAATGTATAGTTTATTATTTATTATCCATATTTTTATCTATATGATATATATTAATGGGAGGCGGTTTAATGCAACTCGTAGCCTATGGTGCTCAAGACGTATATCTTACGTCTAATCCACAAATTACTTTTTTTAAAGTAGTTTATAGACGACACACCAATTTTTCAATTGAGGGAATAGACCAAACTTTTAATGGAAAACCTGAACCTGGGAGTAGGAACATTGTTAATATTAACAGAAATGGTGATCTTATTACAAAAATGTGGTTAAAAACCACTATTGGTACATCTGATACATTAACTATTGTTAATGGTATAACTTATATATTAGAAAATCCTATACCAATCAATGAACATGATGGTAGATGTCCACATTTACCAGATTTATCAGATAATTATATTAGTGCAGATTTATCAGATAATATTATTTTAAGTAAAAAACAAATTAAATGTGAAGGATTTAATGATTTTTTACAATTAACAATTGAAAATGCAGTTACTAGTACTGATATCGAAGTAAATGATATTCTTACATTATCAGGTTTTTCTAATTCGGTATATAATGGTAGTTGGATGGTTGAAGAACTATCAGATTATGAGTCAGGAGAAACAGATGGTATCTATAAATTAACAGCTCCTCAAATGACAATTACACCTATTGAAGAAAGTCAATTTGCACAAGTACAAATTTATAGAAATTATGAACAATTTAATTGGGTAGATGATTTAGGTTATGCTTTAATTAATTCTGTAGAATTACAAATTGGTGGAACCAAAATTGACAAACATTATGGTAGATGGATGCATATCTGGAGTCAGTTAACTAAAACTAACGAACATGCATTATCTCATACACAGATGGTGAATGGTAATAATGGTTTTAATTCTAATACATTATACGTACCTTTACAATTTTTTTGTTGCAGAAATGATGGGTTAGCTTTACCATTGATTGCTTTACAATATCATGATGTTAGACTTGAATTTGAATTTAATTCTGCTGCTAACTGTATTTCTAATTTAAATAAAGCAGGAACTGCTGTTGGTACTAAATCAGAAAATGTATTTATGTCTAACACAAGTGTATTTATAAATTATATATATTTAGATAGTGAAGAAAGAAAACGTTTTTCTCAAGCATCACATGAATATTTAATTGAACAATTACAATTTACTGGTATTGATAGTGTATCATCGGATTCTAATGATATTTCAAATAAAATTAGATTAAACTATAATCATCCAATTAAAGAATTAATATGGGCAGTTGTTAAAGATGATATTATTACAGCTGATAAATTTACTAATTTTACAAATGGATTTAATTTAAATCCTGTATCAAATGCTATATTACAATTAAATGGTCATGATCGTTTCTCAAAACAAACTGGCAAATACTTTAACTATGTTCAACCATTAACTCATCATTCAAGAACTCCATCAGCTGGTATTAATATATACTCATTTGCATTACATCCAGAAGATCATCAACCATCCGGAACATGTAATTTCTCTAGAATTGACAATGCGACACTAAATATAACAACAAAAAATTCTGGTTCAAATTTATATATATATGCTATAAATTATAATATACTCCGAATTATGAGTGGTATGGGTGGTATCGCATATAGTAATTAAAAAATTTGATTTATTTATTTATTAAATAATTATATAATATAATTATTTAATGAATTCAAAAAATATAGAAAATTTACCTCTTAATGCTTTATCTCTTGATAAATTATTAGAAGAATTAAAAATAATAACAAATAATAAATGGCATTATTATAAATTATATGAAAATGCAGATAAAGTAATTAAAAAATATGAAAATATTATTTATCAAAAATGTAAACACGAATGGCAATGTGATTATACTGCATCAGGTATGTATGATGGACCTGATAAGATATGTAAAAAATGTAATTTATATCAGAATAATTATATGTATAACTAATTTTATTTATGTTTTTTAAAAACTAGGCTAATTCTATCATTTTTTATTTGTTTATTTTTTAGTATTCTGTGTTGATATATTTTCTGACATCCTTTTTTCATATATAATAAATCTCCAGATTCCAAATCAATATATGTTTTATTATTATAATTATTTATTTCTCTAAAAACAATAGATCTTGTAATACCAAAACTAATTATTACAGATTCTTCTTCCCATGTATCATAAATTTCATCACTATGATATCTCATACCAATATTACCATTTTTATAATAGTTAATTAATACTGAATCAAAATCAATATTATAGGGTAATCCGTATACGTCCAAAGGGCTATAATTTAATTTTACAATTTGTCTTATTTTTTCAACAGTTTTACTAATATTATCAGGATACATTATTTTACCACCATACATATAAGTATAATCTTTATTTGACATCCAACATGTTTGTCTTTCTTCAGAAAATGATATATCATTAATATTAACAATATCCTTTCTTAAATTTATTTCTTTTTTTAAATCATCTAAATAATTTTCAACAATAAAATTTTTTATTATATTAAACATTATTTTTAATATAATAATAAGTAAATATATTATTATATATATTCAATTTTTACTTAATAAATTAATTCATTTTTGAGATAATTTATATAAATTATCTCAAAAATGATTAAAAGGACATTTTATATTGGTACAGACATTAAACTTGCACCGAGTATCTCCAACATTATGAGAAAAATTACATTTATTTCCTCTTGTACAATTACCTCTAATATAAAATTCACACACTTTAACTTTTTGGGGATATTTTTTGGGATAGTTTTTGTCTGCATTAAATTTTTTTCCTTGTATTGCATGCAATGCAATAAGTATTGTCATTGGACTTGGACTAAATCTACCATTTTTACGATGTATTTGACGACTCTCAAAATTTACAGAAGTAAACTGTATTTTATTTTCTGTAAGTTGATTCATATTATCTATAATTTACATATAATTAATATTAATATATATTAATTTTTTATAATTTTTTTTTTCAATTTTTTTCAATTTTCTTTTTATCTAAACTAAATAAAAAAGGATTTAAATATTTTATATAAAACTTTATAAAGAAATAAAGTTTTATATAAAATATGAGTATTGACAAAGATTATTTATTAGATGATCCAAAAATTACAAATCAAACATGGGCATGTGTCTCTTTTCTAACGCCTGAATTAGTAAAAGGATGTAATATCAGATCCTTAAAAGTAAGAGGTATATATGGAGTTGAAGATAGAGCAACGGATAGATGTACAGAATTAAATAAGAATGATCCAAATTTCAGTGTTTATAAAGTAGAAGTTGGTAAATGGGTAGCTTGGTTAGACAATAAAGATAGTAATCTTAATGCAAATGATGAACTAAATAAATTAATGAAATTTTATAAAAAAGATAGAAATGAAGCTAGATTAAACCATAGTAAAAGAGTTGATAGATTAAAGAAAAAAACATCAATTATAGAGAATGAAATGTTAAATAATGAGGAAAAGGTTGAAAACACTGAAAATATAAAAATAGAGAATAATGATATAAAAATAGAGAATAATGATATAAAAATAGATAGTATTAAAGATGAAAATAAAATTAAATATTTAACAGAAGACGAACCAATTCCAAATCAGAAATTTTATTGTATATCATTTTTAGTTCCGGAAGATTATGATAATAACTCTGAATTATTTAATGTTAGAGGATTTAAAATTAGAGGTGTTTATGATACAGAAAATAAAGCCAAAGAACAATGTGAAAAATTATATACTTTAGATAGTGATCATAATACATATGTAGCAGATATGGGTCATTGGGTTCCTTGGACAGATGATCCAGATAAAGCAGAAAATTTTGAATATTCAAATAAAGATTTAAATAATTTAATGAAGTCTCATAAGGAAAACCAAGAAAAAGCTAAAACATTTAATGAACATCAAAAGAATGAGATGATTAAAGATAGTTTAAAAGAAGTAAATACAAATTCAGATAATGAAATTACAGATATAGTAGATAATATAATAGATGAATCTTTGGATGATGATATTAATATAAAGGAAGTAGAATTATTAGATAATTATGAAGATGATTATGAAGATGATTTAAATATAATTAATAAAGAATTAGATGATGCAAAAGAATTATATAAAAAATTATTATTAGAACAAAAAAATTAAATAATATATATATATATGATTGATTACATACTAGATTTATTAGGATATAATTCTAATAGAATAACAGAAGTATTAAATTTTCGATTTATAGTATTAATATTATTTATAATAAGTGTTATTTTTATAGTTATTTCATTAACAAAATCTTATAATGTTTGTCCACAACAGGAAATAAAATATAGATATATACCAAGATCATTTAAAGAAGAACAAGATGAGCCAGTTCCAATAAATAGTATATTTAGCTCAATGTTTAGTCAAGCATCTCCATGGATAAACTCATTTACTAAACAAACTGATGTTAAAAAATTAAGAGATAGTAATTATGTTTCACAATAAATTTAAATTAAATAATATTTAATTTAAATTTTAATAATTTAAATCAAGAGCTAGAATCTTTCATCTCATCTTCTTCTGTACGTTTAACAACACGAATAGTCTTGGTTGTTCTTTTACCATATGCATTCATATCAATAAATGGTAATCTTTTAGAATGATTTGCATCATAATATATATCATGAAATTGTTTAAATCTAGTACATCCAATCAAAAATTTTTCTTTATTTTGTGCTTTATACCAAAATACTTTTTTTCTTATATCAGTTGTTCTTAATCTATTATTAATAACCATTACCCCATAATCATCAGTAACTTGTAAAAAAACTTGATCAAATAATTCTCTAGTAGGAAACATACCTGCATAATGTTCATATAATTTCTTTCTATTATTAATAAAATCTTCACCTAATAAAAAAACAAAATCAAAATTAGATCTTAATTCTGGCTGAATACCTAAGGAATATTGCATCGATAATATAAATGTTAGTTGATAATGTCTACCCTCATTGAAAATTGTTAATACATTTGGATCTTTTAGCCATAAATGTTTTGTACTCATACAATCATCCATAATTAAAAAAGTTCTTGGATCTAAAGGTTTTTTATTGTTTTCTTTTCTTTTTTGATTTTTATCTAATATAATTCTTTGTCTCCCTAAAAGTCTAGGTATAATATCCTCTTTATATTCATGATGAATAAATGACACTGGAAAAAATTCATTATAAAATCCTGTCATTTTATCAGTGGGGGCAATTATTGTCCCACATGGTATTTCATTAATATAATTTAAAATATCTCTAATTACCCAACTTTTACCAGATCCAGATTTTGCTATTATTGCAATTCTAGGATTTAGAAAATCACCATGACTATCATGAACTAAATTATTTAAATCAAATTTATCTAATTGTAAACAGTCACTGCCAAAATTTATATCTTTAAAAGCTGTCATTACTATTATATAGATATTTTATTCTCTAAAAATTAGGAAGATCTGTAAAAACATCCTGGTCAAATAATGATGTGGAATTTGATAAAAAAGATTCATCTATTAATTGTTTGGATTGATCAAAATAAGAAGCAGCTGACCATACCAATGATCCAATTATAAGAGGAACTTTCATAGTAATATATAAAGATGGACATCTACATTTTCCATCAGAATTTTGTGAGGGTTTTAATTTTATTTTTTTATTTTCATACCCAACATCAATGTATAAAATAATATAAGTAATAATTCCTGCTATTAAACCAAATAATATTGGATTTAAAGTGTCAATATTCATATAATAATGGTTAGAAAATTTATAAACCATTAAATTTTGAAAAATATATTCCTTTTCTTTTTTCTTTATTTATTTCTGAATTTATACTATTTTTTATAGTTTTTATTTCAGAATTTATAGAATCTTGTAAATTACTAAAAACATCTTCATATTCATCATCATTTCCTATATAAGGAATAGAACTTTCACTATCTATATTATTATTTTTTTGTTCATTTAAAACTATATTTTTTATTTCATTTTCTGATTCAACATATTTAATCTCATTTTCTGATAAACTTTTTTTAATTTCATTTTCTGTTTGAAGTATTTCTTCATTTAATTGATTTTTATTATCAGAATAATATATTTTTATAGGTATAGATTGCTGTTTATTAGAACTATTATCACTATTATTATCACTATTATTAATATTTTCAAAAATATTATTAGTAAGAATACTTTTTTTCATTTCTTCTAATAATTTAGTTGTTTCGCCTTCACTATCATTACTATCATTACTATCATTATTATCATTACTATTATTATAAGATACTTTAAAACTTTTATCTGATACTATATTAATTTCTGATTCTACAAGATCTGGATTTTTTATTTTGGGGTTTTTTCCTAAATCACGAGAAAGTAACTGTTTTAAGTTTTCTGAATCAATATTTGATATTGGTTTATCTACTTCTTGATTACCAAATAATAAATTATTCCCTAAATATTGACTTAATATATGTTGAACAGGTAACATCTTTCTAATTGCCTCTTTTATACTTTGTTTAATTATATCATTACAATCTCTTTGATTTCTTTTTCTCTCAATTGGTTTTACCTCATGATAAAATAAATATGGAGCATTATAAAATTGTCTAGCACACTCTACATAACATCTATGAATAAATTTTGATAAAGAAATATTAAGATAATTCTCTTCTATATTAGAAGCATCTAATCCTGAATTATTATTTGATAATAATATAATATTTGCTTTAACAACTGCTTTTAGAAGATCTTCTAAAAAATCACATCTACTTGATGTCTTTATTCTCATTGTTTCACAATCAATCAAATTAGAATTCCAATTTGGAATTCTTTTTATAAATTGTTGAAAAGCTTTTAATAATTTACGCTCTTCACCTTTTTTAATTATTTTTTTAGATTCATTATAAATTGATTCTAATCCTTCATAAATATGTGGTGATAAAATATTTATTAATTGAATTGTATATTCATTTTTTGTTTCAACTAAAAAATTCATATATATATATATATATATATGATTATTTAAATATTTTTACTTAATTATGCGTTATTACCTCTTTTACTTAAAAGTTCATATTGTTTTTTATCAGCA